AAGTCCTTCCCAACGTTGTGCAGGACGTCCGGGGCGGAGCCGCCGACTTCGTCCGAGGAGAAGCCGGTTGTCATAAATTTTTTCCACCAGGGAATTCCCTGGGCCAGGCCCGGAATAAGAACATCCTGTTTAAGCAATGTGNCAAAGGTATCCGTCGCTAAATTCAGGTTGAGCGCGCGGACGCCGGTCGCCCAACTCGCATGGTTGGGATAAAGCAGATATGTGATTGAATCTTTAAACCACGTGCCATAGCTGATGCTGTACGTTGATGTGCTCGTAGCAGGGCCATCCACTCTATATTCGAGGGGGTGATTGCCGGTGACGTCAACGGCCCTAAATGGCTCGAGCGAATTCGCGAGGGATCCAGCAAGATACAGGTAACTTCCCATTACTCCGCGGAATCTATCGGCTGTCCCCCAAGAATTTTTTACCCAGTTGGACGGCGAACTGGGCTCAGATGAATTGACGTCGTTGGGGCTCAGGCCCACCAAATTGGTATTTGCATACTGTACCTTATCTTTAAAATCTGGATTTTGTGCCATTAATAATTTGCTCCGCCGCCGCTAGGCATCGAGCCCCCTCCGGGCGCGCCGGAGCCTCCAGGTATACCGCCGCCTCCAGGCACACTACCACCACCACCAGCGGGGGCGCTGCCGCCTTTACCGCCCTTGGTTACGCGTCGTGTTTGTCCAGCGCCTGTGCGAGGGATTGGGAGAGGAGATATTGCATAAGATACATCGACCGATGCTGCGGGACCGCTTTCTATATTTAGTGCTACATCTTTAGCTTGCTTTTTAACACTTTTTAATGAAGTTTCTAATAAGCTTTTATATGTTGGAGGATTAATATTTTTTTCGGCTGGTGGCTTATCACCCAACACAAACAAACAATCATATTCTGGTAATGTATACTTATTCGGAATATCTACCATATTATTTATCAAAACAGTTCTGCACAATACACGATCACCATTAGATTTAAGTTTATCAATCTTCCCCTTATTTAGAATCTTCCAGCGTGGCTCATTAATGTTTATTTTTCCGTTCTTAGACTTAAATCCATCAAAATATTGAATTTTTGCTATTGAATTATAATTCATTGCATTTTCAAAATTGTTATTTTCAATCACTAGTGTAGAATCAGCCTTTAGGGCTTGTGCAGCAAGCGATGGTGCTGTATCGTCATCACCTATCACGACTTTTGATCTTTTAAAACCAATAGATAAAGAATCTGTCATAGTTTTAGCCACATCTGATTTGAGTATTTCCGCTTCACGCGATCTATCCGTTTTTATATTTAATTCAGAAGAACCACTAATGGCAGTTTTTTTATCCTCTATATCTTTATTAAATGGTGAATTATTTGAGAAATAGGAAGTAGAGTCCAAATCGGCTTTTACAATCTTAACTCTAGGAATTTCAAGTAATTTACCAATTGACCTTTTAAGAGGCATAATAGAAACATCGGAATAATTCAACAAAGAATCCATTTCTGACGTGTAGACTTTATCTGATATGCTAGAGGGAGAATGCAAACCTATTTTGCCAGGACCTATATTGGATTTTAATATGCCATTTCCGGATTCTTGGGGAAAGTATTTTGTATCTGTTTCAACTACGTTACCTTTTACATGTACTCTTTTTGGACTAAGATATCCATACTTATTGATCCCGACGCTATCTGGATCTCCCACATCATATTTTTCCACCTCGGCAGCAATTCTTCTGTCAAAGCCCGAAAGCGGTATGTTTGTAAAATTACCAGGATTTGGCTTGGATAACGACATGTCCAGATAATCCATTCCTTCGTCATCAGAACTATTTTTAACATATTTAGAAGAAAATGTGTGTTCTAATGTAATTTTTCTTTTACCGCCTGCGCCGCTGCCGCCCTTAGAAGTAACTTTAAAATTATCCTCAGCACCGCCTATGGCGGCACCCTTATACATCCCTATAAGATTTGTATTAAAATTGGTTATTATTTCTCTAACCTTTAGAATAGAACCCATATCTCCATTATCAGGATTTACCATAGCTAATAAATTTTTTCTCCACGTTACCTGAGAATATATTTCAAAAGGCTGTGATCCAAAAACAAACCGGACGGCTGTTAAATAATAATCTATAAGTCGTTGCCAATCTTTACTTTCTTCTTTAATTGAAGTTTTCTTGGCCTTCAAATAAGTTTTAAAATTGGCACCTTTCGCTGACCGTCCTCCAATTTCAATATTGTCTACAAATTTACCGTATCGCGATAACAAAATTGTTAATGTACTAGAGATGTCCGCTATAGCATTAGTTGAATAATCAATCATCTCTAAAAATATTGTATATTCGTGTGTCCCCATATTGTCACTTGAAATGCTGCCATCTGTAATTATCAAACTCATCACATCGTCTGTTTCGGCGCCGATATCTGATGCTTTAACGCCGCCATCTCGTAACGTTGCTACAAGCTTATCTGTTGAAATGCTGGCATTTGAACCACATACGCTTATTTTTCCCGGAGTTAGTTCGTTTGCTTTTACATTTGGTTCAATCCTGGTCCTATAAACTTGTATGTTTTCTATTTTCAGACAACTACGTAGTGAGGCATCATTAACCATCAAATGTCCCAACTTTGTGTTTTGCCTGGCTAGCATGATATGATCTATGGTAAATAAAATATTTAAACTTTTTATAGTTCTTGAATAATGCGCATCAGATATTGCGCCGGCGGCCTTAACTATGTTTTTAACTACTTCAGCATCTTTTCGTTGTTTCCAAGACGCATCAGCAATATTATTAAATAGTAAATTTTCAGCAGCATTAAGAAATCTCAGGTCTTGCATTTTCTGATTGGAAACACGAATTGGAACCAAAGGCGCAGGCGCCGAGTCTGCGGCGGTTACAATACGACCATTTGTTACATCGACGGGGCCCACCCAAATATCCCCCTTTTTGCCTGAGCCCGCGACGTCCGCATCAAGCTTGTAAACAACACTCTCATTTGGGGCGCGCCCCTTTGATATAATTGTCTCAACAGCTGGTTTACCAATGATCATACTTGCAATTGTGCCATCGACACCGGACTTACTATCTGATTTAGTATCAATAGCATAGGCCACAGCATATAAATAAAGATTGTCAACTTTGTCAAAGTCAAAGTTTTTTGTAAATGTCAGAGATTTTTTTACAATAGAAAAGTTATCCGCGACTCTGCCTGGCTCATCAAAATCATCTTCTTTAGGCTGTAATTTTAAATATTCTTTTTGAATAACATTCTGGCCACGAGTTGGTTTCCGAATAAAATCTTTTGCGATCGCTGAATCATCAAGCATTTTCTGAATTGGCTCCAAAGTGTAAGAACATGCCGTAAAGATTCTGTAAGGAATAGTTTCGGCGCCTACTCGCTTTTGTATTGATAAGGTGATGTCTACTCTTTGTTTAGCAGCGGCGTCATCGGTTGGAAGAATCTGTACTTTTTCTATAAGAAGAAGTGGCAAACAGCCATTAAATAAATCTTTTGTTAGTTTCATTAACACGGCTCCACATCTGGTTCGCTCACATACAAATCTCTATTCAACTTAAACCTACTCAAGCCCATATCGGAAATTTTAGCTGCTTCGGCTATATCAAAAGGTATATCGTCATCTAAATATAAATCAAAATAGTATTCAACGTCTCCAATGTTTGTTTCCATATTCCCGATTTTCTTGGGCACCGGGAACGAACCAGGAGTTTCTTTAACAAAAGACATTTGTTTTAAAACACTCCTTTGTGTTGGTTGTGCGGGGTCATCGTCGGGAAACGCAGGATTAAGAGAAGCAGTAACACCAACATAATAAACCTCTACATCAAAATTTTCCTTTTGAAAAACAGTATTTTCTTCCACTATCTCTAACACTAAATAATCTTCATATAAAGAAAGATATATATTTTCTCCAGCTGCACCTAAATAATCACTTATTGCAAATTCAGAAAAATCTCCTTCTTGAAAGAAAGTTTGATAATTTATGTCAATATCAAGCTGAGGGATTCTTTTTATAACACCATTATTTATATCAGCAAAGCTGCTGCTAGGATTTGTTACGATATATTCTTTAGAGCTAGAAATAGTATTCTTTAATGCGGTGACCGACCAGGATGCATTCTTGTCGCTCGTCAATTCGCCAGTACCAATTGGAAAAGATGAGAAATTAACTTTTTCGATAAAATATTGCTGTTGAAATGCTTCTGCATTTTCAGACGGCTCTGAATTAGAACTGGCTAAGGCACCGCTAACGCTATTTATAAATCGCTCTACGCGAGTTTCTGCGCCCGTTCTAGTTGGAACAATCTTTAAATTCGGTGTTTCATGCCTAATTCTACGATCGATATTGTTCTGGGCCTCCGCGGGGGTGCCTTTTATACCGGCATATTCCGAATTATACAAGATTTCATCATCAAAAAAAGCGTAATAAGCGGGATCCAACTTACCCATAGACAATAAATATTTTCCATACTCAGTGAGTTGGACTTCTAACATCTCTTCTTTTTTATTAAAAAACTCTGCCATTTTTATTTCTTCTTCTTGGTGCGTTTATCGGCACGTCTTTTGCGTTTTATTGCCTCTTTTCGCTGGTCTTCAGTAAGTCGCGGCGGTGGCGTACGTTTCAAGGTGCTGGCTTTCTTTCCAGAACGCTTTTGAGTTCGCTTAGCTTCACGTTGTGCACGGCGGTCGCTGGCGCGTTCGTCGTCGAGCTGATCGGCCAACTTCTCGGAATTAGTGGGCTGTTTTGCGGCTCTCGCTAATCGTTCATCTTCCGCCCTCTTACGCCTTGCAGCATCCAAGATCTCCTTTTCGCTAATCAATTCTCCAGGTTTTCTGCCTTGATAAGGAATATCAAGAACATCTTGTCGGGGAGCCGATCGGGCCGGTATATCTGCCGGGGCAGGAATAAATTCTCTTAAGTCCGGAATGACTGGCGGTTCGCGATCTTCTTCAGTTATAATATCCTCCGTTGCATATACTACCTGTTCTTTTATCTTAATTAGCTCAACAAATGAGAAATAATCATAGGGCCAGTTATACGAATATGGCGAGTCAATTGCTGGCTGAACAATCGGGAGACCTTTCCCAAGTTTTTTCTTCACAAGAACATTATAATCCTTTTCTGCTTTTCTCTTAACTTTAAACACCATCCACTGTAAATGCTCATCATTATCAAGCAATCTATCAACGAGACTTCGAATCTTGATTGTAGTTGTAGTCTTTTGGAACTTCGACTGTGAATCTGGTGGTAAGTTTTGCCAGATATTGATCAAATCACCTTGAGTCAAATTCATATTAAACTCAAATGCATAGAAAGCAACGGGGTTTACGTCCTTATTTATCAAGAAATCAAATGTCGGCGGGAAAATATACTTATTCAAAAGGGCTAATTGCGTGACATATTCTTGCGAATCTTTATCAACATCAAAGAATTTTCTTTCACCCTTAGAAGTTCTAAACGGAATGCAAACAATTGCTTCCTCAAGTCTCTTAGAAGAAGCAACTTGGCCAATTTGTTTCGAGGTTGCACCAAATCCCACAAGATCTGATAAGGAGTTAACATCAATTTTACCATAATTTGAAGAACTTAGTTTGCTGGGCATTTCGACAATAGCTAGCTGAAGCCCAACAGAACCCGTAGGCGGTTTTCCATATTGGTGCCACATGCCGCGGATAGGTAGCCCAGAGAACAATCCGGAGCGAGTATACATAGAGCCTGTATTAACTGGGGTGGTGGTCGCTTCATAAAAATTCATTATAGGAGTTTCAAATTTTGGTCGAATCATCCATCGAGCTTTCTGCGCGGTCGTTCCCTCCGGAACAACCATATATTTTTCAAATAAATCAACACTAGTATTTATTTGTGATTGAACAACGGAACGGTCGGCAACATCAAATGCAATAATTTCTCGGCCGCCGGTGTTCGAGGTGCCATCTTTATTGTAAAGAGAGTTTTTATTATATTCAACAACTGAATTAGCTAAAATTTCATCTACAGTGACTTTACCTGAATATGGTGCTTTAAAAATGATATCAGCCGAGCAGTATCCATAGTAATAAGGAGGCAACACATGTTCAAACGTTGGCCAACGATTCGATAGTGAAGAAGTTCCATAACCCTCTCCCTGGCGATTTGTGCCTGATAACACCAAGGGCACGCCAAAGGCACTGGCGCGGCTATACATCCCAAAATCTTTCAAAATAGCCGGAGAAGCGGTGGCTCTGTGGGGGTACGCAAGACTAACTTTTAACCCATAATATTTATTTTTTTCTACTCTACCAAATGAATCATCTTCCTTTGACAAGAAAGTTGTCGCCTGGGGGCCTGGCTGGAAGAAGTTATAAGTTTCACACAAAAAGTTATCTATGGCCAATTTATAAAAGGGTTTGTTGGCTAGTCCATTATACACCAGAAATGGTGCGGGCCCGCCGTCGTATTTGTTTACATAGTGTACGCTAGAACTATACATACCTGTATCAAAAATCCACCTACCTGGTATTGATCTTTCTCCAAGATATTTTTCAGGATCTCTGATAGCTTCGAAGGGAATTCTATGCATATAATAACCGTGGCGATGACCCCAGTCACCGGATCCAGCGGAAGCAGAGCCGGCCAAATCTAACATAGGCATAAATTTCTTGTTTGCAAACGTATTGGAAGGAGGAGAATCCCCGCTAGCACCCACATAGTTCAGATAGCCTTGGCCATAACTACCTAGAGTTGACTCGTAGAATGCTATATTGCCGCCGGAACCTAGAGCGGATCCGCTATTTTCAGGATATATTGCCACGCTTTTGCTTAACTCATAAAGATCGTCTGGTGAATATAGGGTTTCATACGAAGATGTATTAAGCATCACAAAATTACTAACAGCAATTCCTGATTTTATTGTATTATATAGAATTCCCGGAGCGATCAATGGTTCATATAGAACCCTATCAAGTATCTGCATCGGCCCGGTTGCGTCGGTCGCGCCGCCGGGGTAAGTCTTTTTACCCATCGATTTAGAAAGCAACGAGGCTAGTTCCAACGTTCGTTCAGCTGGATAAAATCCCTTATAAGGCAAAAATTGTAATACAGCATCACAGGTAAGTTCGATGGAGTGTCTTCGTATTTTATTATCTGCTGCATTTGCTTGATCTGCCAAATCATCGTCGACAATCTTAAAATATTTCATAAAATCTGTTGTTGAATAGACTTTATAGAAATCTGGTGATATCGCGCCTCTATCAGTGGAGGCTGTGGGCGCAGTTCCGCTGAGTGTGGCGCCGGTTAAGCTAAGTATATTATCAAATTTAGCCAAGAAATTGCCGCCATATATATCAAAATATGTTTCTATATGTTCACTAATCCTAAACTCAGGAATGATGGACATATCTTTACCAATTAAACGAATAGTTTTTGCATAATCTTCATATGGCTGATATGGGTTAACTCCCGCCTGACCTGGTGCTTCCCACTCTGGGCCGGTAATAATCACATACGATTCAGTATCCGTGGAATCGTCTGGGTGGGATCCTGATCCCATACGTAACGGCATTACATAGCTTGGGCCCGGGCGGAGGGTGCCGGCTGCAGCATTTCCATATCTTGAATAGGTATTTAAAAGCTCGCCCATGGTGGATCCAGTATTTGCATATGACTCACCAAGTGCATTTGGAGGCACCGATCGAGTACCATATTTGCCATCAAGTGGCCACATACTTGCGCTTGGATCGAAACGACCCATCGAAGAAGTTGTGCCATCATAGCCGCTAAGGACTGCACCAGTTACATTAAGTTGTGACGAACGATATTTGCGAACATCATTCCATATGGTTCGAATATCGTAATTTTCTCTCGTTCGAACCTTAGATTGATAAGCATTCTCGGCTGCTGGATATATCTTTTGACCAAATCGGATGACTGTACTCAAATTAGATTCGAGCGTAAAATCAGCAAGTGTGTTGTATGCATTCCCATCATCTGCAGATTTTCTTTCTCTGAGATTCAAACGATTATTAAGACCTTGATTGGTAAAGTAATCCAAGTTATTCTGATAAGATACGTTTAATATGATATTGTTCGCAACGTTTGGATCTTCATCATTATCCTCAAATGCAAAGGTAATGGGCAGTGCATTCGATGCAATTGGCATTTCTTTATAATTCACGAACTTGTTTGACTTCAATCCTTGAATTGTGCCGTTGCCTCCTCTGATAACAGGAGGTGGCACCAAAGCACCAATCAGATTATTTTTTCTTAACCATCGAGAGACAGGATGTTGTCCTGTTCGAACCTGTTTCCAGGTAGGATATCCATATGGACCATTGCGATGGAGCATCAAGATATTAAACAAATAAGCATTCGGCGCGCCGAGGGCGCCCTGAGGGCAAGCTGGCGTTTGCCCGACGAGGGTCTGGGTTCTGATCGCGTTGAGAAATCCCTCAGTGTTTGTTCCCGGCTGCGCGGACCTGCCAGAACTCCGCGCTCTGTTGGCATATTGGAATCTATTGTCCGGGTACCAGGTGGAGTTTTCCCACCAAAGTGGCGTCCACGGCGTCGGGCCGCGCTCGCTTTCTCGGTTGTGGTTGCCCATGTGGCTGCGAGATATCTCAAATCCCAAAGTATTTTCCATTCCAGAGCCGCTGCAAACCGGATCTTTAAGAAGGAACTGCAATGCTCCAAAATTTCCCATCATTCGGGTCGAAGGCTGCGCGCCGGCGGCGCCTTGGCCTCCATTGTCGGTGCCCCTCGCCCCGAAGTTCCAGGCGAGGGGCGCGATGGTGTCGACTGCAGCACCGAAATCACTTGATGTAACCAACATATTCAAAACTGAGGCGCTATAACAACTTGGAGCCTGAAGCGGAGCTAAGGAACTCTCATGGTAGGGGCCCTGCCACATAGAGGCTGTAACCCATGTATATTGTGCCATCGATCTTGGTATTTGATGTTGAACAAACGAATTATCATATACTGTTCCCGTTGTATACACTCCCAACGAACCAGTAATCATACGCTTCTCAGGGTTTCTATTTACCTTGTGCCAAGATGGTGTTTCACAATAGCCCAAATCGCCATCGACTCTCGTACTTGTTGGTACTATTGAGCCATGTGTGGCATCAGAGCCGAACTGTCCACAATGAAGTGCAGATAACTGCTGAAGACCACGCTGTTTACCAAGATGATCCTTTATGTTAATTGAAGCAGTAATTGTTCCATCAATTAAAGAATCTCCTGATCTGCCATAATCAATTACTGACCGATTTCTATATGGCAAAGCATTGTAGACCGACATCTCTTCGTGGGCCGGGTCCATATAACCCCTGCTTTGTACTTCCGGGCCGCCGGGTGCACCGAAGCGGGTAACAATAATGCTCTTATTTGAGTTGGCGCCTGTTCTGTCCGGCAACGCGTAATCTAAGGTGCCGCCGGGGAACTGAGCACCTGGGTAAGAATAATGTAGACCGTAGTAGGATCCGTACTGGTCGGCGTCGGCTTGCCAGGATGGACCAACTGCACCATATGGAGGGGAACGTAAGATCGATGCAGTGGCATCGAAGTAATACGTAAATCCATAAGTTCCACCAGCTTCGTCAAATACCCAACCATAGTGCTGCCCGGAGTCGCCCGTGGAATGACCGTCACCAAGTTTAAACCACGAGAAAAGAGACCCTGTGGCTGGTGATGCAATCCTTAAATTAAACCTTGTGCCGTTATTATAAACTTCGGCGGCCTCTGCAGCAGACAATTCTTTTGTCCAAAAAGCAAAGTCGACTATACTGCCACCCCAAACATACCACGGGTCAGAACCAGCTGCGGCTCCGATCGTAAGCTGATCTGTTTGCGCGGCCTCCCGAATGTCATCCGGATTATTTAACTCTTGAGTGACTGTAGAATCCAGCGCGCCATCAATATACACTTTCATATAGTTTGCCGTATTTGAACCACCGGGATCGCCGCCGGCAAAAGTCAAAGTAATATGATACCATTGATTTAAACTTAAAGTGCTACTTTCAACAAAGCCATCCGTGCTGCCGTCTATAACAAATCGAAGCTTATTGCTCTGCATCTGTGCGTAACGATCGATGACGCCAATATTAAAAAGCATCCCAGTGGAACCATCACCATAACTTGTCAAATATGCCCAGGCCGAAACACTAAATGCTTTAGCATCACTTCCAGCTCCGCCGGCTACATAATTCCAACCGTTGGTGCTGCCAGTAACGCTTGTAAAGGTGCGGATAAAAGTATTGCCGTTAACACTAGGATCACCATCCCATTGCAACGAGCGACCACGTGGCGGGTCCAAGGGTAGCCGCCCCCTAATACTGAGGGTTTCCGGGTGAATAGCAAATTTAAATGACTCATCCCTAAAGAATGGATCATTCTTGCTTCGGGCCGCAGATTGAACAATTTGATAATTCTTTTGATAGTTACCGATAGAGCCGTGAGCCAATACGCCATCAAGTCTGGTTTCCGTAGAAGCTGTTGTCATTAAAATGTTCTGAATATTAACCGGCCGCTTTGTGCCAACATTGCGAAGACGATGAGCAGTTGGAATATTACTATCGTGGCCACGAGCGAGGGTGGCATCATAGTTTGCCGGGGTGATGGCAAAAGAAGACTTAAAAGTGCCTCCCCCCGATGACGTTACATCTTTAAACTTTAGCTGCCACGCTTCTGGGCGCCGCTTTGATGTATCCCACGAAAGGCCTCCCTTGCTGGCCGGCTGCCAAGCATGTCCAGGTATCGATGCGGTGAAATCTCCACCTCCCATAACAAGTTTGTCGGCCGATGTCAGAGTGGCGATACCGCCCCTGGCCCCATCGCCGGAAAAGAATTCATCACTTCCTGAGCCGTGTAGGAAATTACCGACGGGGGACATATCGTATATGACACAGGTTGAGCCGCTAACTTCATCAACATAGTTGTCTTCAGAATCATGGCAACCACCGTGGGCGGCAGAACCTGTGCCCATACCCATACGCCACCAACCAGCTAATTCAGAAACTCTGGAATGGGAATATAAATCATATGGGCCCACATTATAGGTGGGTATTTCATCGACCACTCCTGCGCTGCGATGATACAGTTCTTTAATTTCATCTTCGGTCAAGCAAGTTTTCCACAATGTAAACTCTGCCATACTGGCAGTACCAAACGTTTGATTAATACTTGAAGGGCCGCTGTTTGTGCTGCTGGCATGTTGGTCACCACCAATGGCAGCTTTCTGATCTGCAGCTGCTGGGGTTCCGATCGGGGTTTGCGCTGCGGTCGCAACAGTACCTGTGGCATTAACATAGACTACTGGGACATCTCCCAATGCCGAGCAGCTATATGCTATGGCAACATGATACCAAGTATCTGTTGCGGGTGCGCCGCCGGCAAAGGGCGTGGCGGCTTCAGCATGAATTGCGCGGCCGCTCCAAGAACGACTTAAAGCAACATTTCCATTTGATAAAAATACAGCTATTTGATAGCCGCTATCTCCAAATCTAAACCACGTTCTATCCTGAGAAAGATCGTTAAACCTAACCCAGCCGGCGTATGTCGCACCAGTAATTGCAGTCCACGCTGAACTATTGTCAATTACGAACCTAGGCGCCTTGCTTGCATCGAATGAACCTGAAAAACTAACATACTTTGTTTGGCTATAGTCTCTAACTGCGTCTGCGCGGCGGATCCAAGGTTGATTAAACTCAATATGCCGATGAGAGCGCCCACCAACAAACTTTTCGGCAAATGGGCCCTGCATCGGTATACCATTATCGTAAACAAGATCGTGATGTAAATTTGTAATCATCACTCCGGAAGCATAATTTTTAATCACCTCCTGATTGAAGCCGCTCTCGACAGAAGAAGAATATAAACTAAATGGAACTAATAAATTACCATCATTTTTATTTTCACTATCATTATTTTTATTAATATCTGGATCTACATCAAATCCAAGCCTTTGTGAGACTGCTGGGAACATATCATCAGATGTGCCCTGCAACTTTTCAGCACCGGAGCCGGAAGCAAGGATCATATTTTCTGGGGATTTTTCACCTTGCGACGTCTCGCCATAAGGAGTTGTGGCGTTATATATAAAATCAACCTTCTTGTTTTGATTGAACCCGACGCCGCCGAGAGTTGAATTACCGCCAGCAGAAAATCTGTAAACAGACCCCTTGGCACGATGCTTTGTAACCCGAATATTTGCACGAATGATCTGCTTATCTTCATTAACTGCTGCAGCGCTTTGAGAAAGTACCGGGCTGTCGGTTTCGGCTTCATATTTCCAATATTCTTTATTTACTGTTTCATCTAATTCCTCGTTCTCATCAAGGCCTGGCGTGCTCCATTTCCAGCCCGCTTGCCCTGAGCCGGCAAGATCAGAATCACCTGTTTGTCGATTTGTATTTTTATTGGGTGTTTCAAATCCGCTTCCGGGTGTGTTGGTGGCCGCCGCCAGAGTCGATTCTGTATCGGTTTCAGAGCCGACAGCGACTGCCTCGATATCATTAAGTTGTTTTTTAACATTCTGGAATTTGCTTTGGTATTTGCTTCTTTCGAGAACGTGGCTTTCTACAACTGTTCTCACATTCTCGGCAAAATCAGCAGAGGCAGGAACAAGTTGTTGCAGCATTATTGTTAAGGTGGAGTCGAACCATTTATAAAATTCATAAAATTTTTCAAAATCAATCTCACTATTACCCACTCTTTCAAAAAATCTTTGTCTTAATATCTTAAGTCCCTTATATTCGGGTCGATATCGATTTACTGGCGCGCCGATTAAAGTATTAATATCTTTTAAGGTGGCGAAATAGTTGATCATCTCAGTTGAAACTGCTTGCGCCATGCTCTTTTCAAAAGCAAAGAAATAGTTTATTGGGCGAGAATCTCTTGTAAAGACGTTTTGTTCCTGCGCATTAAGAACTGTAACCATTTCACTAGATTGAACATTTTCCGGCAACTGAAGTTTTGAAGATATAACAAAGTCTTTATCAACTACCGTACTTGAAGAAGTCAAAAAATCATAGCCTTTTCCGCTATATTGTCTGTTTAAGTAATTCCCAAGCCAACCAAAGCGTGCTGCCGCGGTGGTGGCCGATCCAGAAGACCGATCTTTGACAGTAAACTGTCCAGATGTATCGGAACCAGTATTCTGTGAGAATTCCCAGTTTAGTGCTAGAGTATCAAGTTTTAATATATCGCCATATGACCCAGAGAAATCGAATGGGTAAGCATAAGCACGCGGCTTTAAAGAGCCGTAATTTTCTGTGTCATATGCATGACCCAAGAGTGTCTCGTCCTCTACATAATCAAACCAATACCTACATGCGTTAACTTTAACATCTGTAGAGTTAAGAATCGTGCCCGTAAAGTTTGTCCTGTGTGTTCCAATGTATACTCTCTTGCTGCCCGTTATAAATCCAGCTGGTGTCTTTTTTAAACTATCTGATTCGGTTGCTGCTAAGCCGCTCAAATTAAACTCATTACGTACGATGCCAGCGTCTATTTGTATTCCGTGGAGTTCTACGGTATAATTTCCACAACAAGCGCCGCCCAGGACGCCGAACTCGCCACCCGGCTTAGTACCGGCATACGGATAGTTTTCTGGCTTAATTCGAACAGCTAAATTCCAGTGGCTATCTTCATAAGTATCTTGGTATAAATCAGATACCAAATATGGTACATAGCCTCCCTGAGTACCAGTCAACACAAAGCGCACATTGGTGGAATCTATCTCATCTCTTACAGCAAATACTTGATAATTGGCAGCATCGGCAGTATCATCCCATTGTGGAACAGATTCTTCAGAAACAACCCCATGAACACCAAATAACGAAGAACTTATTGTATTTGTGTCAAAATAAAAGGAAGCATTCGCATCTGGCTTCTTGGGGAAGCTTATGTCCGCCTCAAATGTTTGGGCATAACCATCGGCCAATTTAGAATTAGCAGGAAAATATCCTGTAGTATCTGTTGTATCTGAAGCGTCCTGCTGTTGATACACCACCGCGTTACTATTATCTGCTGTATTAAAATTAACAAATCTGTCCACCACCGATACTGTGTTGCGACGATTATCTCTCGCCTCATACTCAATACCGCCGGCATACATATTCAGTTTTACTAATTCATCATCGATACCGAAACATCTAATCATATTTCGAAAAGCTTTTTCGGTTCCTTTCGTTTTATAGATATAAACTAAATTATTATAAATGTTTTGATATATCGTATTTTTTACATCATGCAGAGATTTCTCAAATACTCTATTTTCGCTTCTATCGGCCAATTTTTCCAACACATCTGCGTCTATAAAAATTTCTGGTGCAAAGAGTCCAGCGGAGGAAAGAAGTTTTTCAGCAAACGGCAACGGCTTGTTGCTTCCCGTGTTGTAAGTTATATCTTTAAGGTTTGCCAACGATTCAATCTGTAATTGAAGCGTATCAAAATAGCTTGACATAATTTGTGTCAAATATTTGAGTTGTTTTTGTCCTTTATCTCCCGAATCTTCTTCTGTAATCCAAGCCGGAATAGAGTTATATATTGATGCATTATTATTTACATCATATTCAGAGCCAGTTATCTGCAAATCGGCAGCTAAAGTTTCCACCGATGGATGAAATTTATAAATAATTGGATCTTTAAATTCTTTTATTGCGGCACTAGAAGAAATGATTGCCGAACCAGTATTCCTTGAGTCGCTCGAATATCCTGTCCATGCTCCATTGGTGATGCGACCAGAATAATCAAGTACGACTGAATCAGTGGACGATACCCCAGTAATTCCTTCGTTAAACTTATAATAAACACCCAATTTAGTATTAATATTTTCGGTAGTGGTAATACCGGGAGTTGGGTCATCATTTGTTCCGCCGCCAACTTGGGTAAACCAATGACGGCCGATCTCTTTAGCCGTCCTTTCTGTCTTCCAATATCTAAACTCATCGATAGAGCCTGAGAGCTTGCCTGCGCCTGCAGCAGCGGGATTGACGCTTCTATGGTTTGGGGTTATTAGCGCGCCTATATAAGCTCTGAGGGCGCCTGTCACCTCATTCATCCCCGCAGCCGTGGCTGATGGATCTCCGTCGGCTGCTATAGTTCCACTGAGGCATTCGTTGTTCAGCGTACCATCGACATAAAATCTAGATGTAATTCCAGCAGAAGCTGATTTAAATGTGAAGGCATAATGATGCCAATTGTCGTCGGCGACGTCGGATGTTGTAAAGGTACTAGCCACAACAGACGAGCTTACAAAACCCGTCGTGCCAGACACAAGCGTGACCCTAAATGGATCGGCGCCGGCCTCGTTGGCAGCGCCCGTTAACTCGATACGAAAACGACCGTATTGGGCCGACGAAGAGGCCTCGCCATTCCAAAGATCAAATATTACTTCCTTCTGTGTTTTAGAGGCATCAAACGCGTCTTTCCTAAGCCAGAATTCAACCGAAATTCCATTATCTTTCAGATCGAACTTTAAATTGTTTTCACGATTTTTATCTGTGTCGTAATAGTTTGACCCAGTAAACTGAATTGAGTAAGGAGACATCCCGTGGAGGTTGGCGTGGGGGCCTCCCTTCAAGTAAATGTATTCTAAATCTGCCGGTAATCCATAACCAGTATCTCCCGAGCCGCTACTAACAGTTCCCCAGCCGGCCGGGGAAAACAGCGCATACCCATTGGTGCGAGGATACCTATTATTAAAAATATGTAAATCTAAATAAGTTGATTCATTTTCCCATTTGATTTTTTCTCTAAGAGAACCATCATATGGATAATCTTCATAAATTCTTTTTAAAGATTGCTCGTAATATTCTGTCGCGGAGCCATAACGAACAAAACTCTCCGGGCGAGTAAAGTCAACCCGGGGGATAAACCTCTCTTCACGAACTATGTCTTCTTCGTGATATCCAACCGATTCAACTTCTGCCGCTATTTCTTCAGCAGATTTGTTGGATAACGCGCGAATAGTTGATGCTTTATTAAACTGATCTTTAAAGCTCATACCCTAATTATTCTTCAACTCTAAATTTAAACGTTTGTGGTTGCTCCTGCCAATCTCCTATGCTATCATTATAATAGGACAATCTAATCTCATACATATATCCAGACTCTAACATAGATAAATCCAGATCAAAATAATTACCCTCCTTGTCATAAGATAAATAAGTACTAAAATCAGAACCTGTCCCATACGGAATGGCATTCCAGTTGTCTATTACGCGTCGAACCGAATAAGAAGCACTATGGATTACATCAGTTGGATTAGTGCTATTTGAAACTGTATAGATCGTCGGACTCCAGTTTCTATCACGAACAAAAAATCTAAATCTTGCTTTTTCGCTTGTTGAATACTTCCTTTTAAGATTTGTTAAGCTTGTAAGTTTTGTGAAAGTTGGTGCTGCTTCATATGTTGGCATCTTTTCGGGGTAAATTGATCCTGTAAAGTACTCTACATCCGTAGCCCCACTGTGCCACACATCAAAAAGAGCCTCAAAGGGAGTTGCTGCGGCCGTGATGGCCATGGAAGCAGAATAGACACCGGTCTTAACCCAGCCACCAGTAACATCGGTGTCTGCTGCAGCAACGGTGCCGCCGCCCACCGACATCTTCAGCTTTGAACCAGTTGGCGCCGAGGAACCAGAGTATAAGGAAACTAGAATCTCACCGCCAGCAACGTTTGGAATGTCAACAAGGCGCCCACGTATATAATTGTAAAGATATAAAGTATTTAAATTATCTTCCGCAGGCGCCAATGAACTAGAATAAAAGAAATTTTCTCTATCATCTTGTATACGTGAATCCCAGCGCGCCTCGATGAACGGACGTTTAAAGAAGAACTCCGAGGACCGAGCGAAGAACTTTTTTGTATAATATGACTCTGTTGCGCCGGCTGTGTTGTGTATGATGCTTCCTGTATCAGCTCCAGTAGAAGCAGAATAATAAGCTTCCTGGCTGGCTGTTAGTCTAAAACCTATGCCATGGTTGTCAAACTTGCCACCTGAATCCCCGAGGATCCAATTTTCCACAAGATCTGTTACATTTACCTCTACATCTTCGTAGCCGCCCGGAAAGGTGATCTCATAATTTTGATCCGTTAAATAATCGCCGCCGATAGAGGTCCACGCTGCAGTACTGCTAGCAGACATCCAACTAGCATAGCCAAGATCTTGGTATTCATCCATATCGAGGCCCGTTCCCTCTGTCCAGGACTGAGAAATAGGTGCCACGACCAAAGTAAAGTCTTGGGGAAGCGTAAATGCATGCTCGGCATTAAACATTTTAAGATAAAATGATACGCTTCCGCTAGCACCAATAGTGCCGGCCGTCCTATCGGCTGAAATTGAAGATATAGGAAATTTTACGAGCGCTCTAGAAAGTTCCTGAGACTGACCAACTGAGGCTGAAGTTTGGCCATAAATTGAAAAAATTTCTAGGGAATCTGCGTATCCCATATTTGAGCCGCTGGCTCTTGTTGATAGATTAGCCTCAAATGCATTAACTATAGTTGTATCCAGACTGGCTGTATACCTTGCGATGCTCATTATTTGACAGTTCCTTGTATATCAACATTTGGAAATTTGAGTTCAAATATAATTCTATTGGAGGCCAAAACTCGGGTTCCATCCATGGAAACAGAAGAACGTAAATCATAATTGCTATTAGAATACAAGCCGCCGATTTTATCTATAATTTGTACACTGTATACATCCATAATTCCTTTAACTTTTTGTAGTTCGCGATAAATATCCGAGATTTGAATGGATTCTCCAATATCAAATTGTCTTTTAGAATAAAATTTAGCAAGTCTTTTGTTGGCTCTGTTTATAACAGCGTATCTGTTGGCATTTGAATCTAAAGAAATACTATAACGAATTCCAAAATTAACAATTTCTGCATCAAGAATGTCAACAGTATCATTAATCATCTTATACTGCATAATCCAACTTTTAACATTACTTTTTAATGTTGAGTTCGCTGAAGTTAACTTACCATTAGCATCTTTTGAAATAATATATAAATTTAAATTTCTTTTGAACTCATCAAAATCTCTTACTATCTGCGCTCGGTGGATGGCGCCAAATTTGGCCGGCATTCCATATACAATTGCCTGATAATCTTGAGCTGTAACAGCTCTATTTTGTGCCGCAAAATACGACATAGTTCTTTGCTTAATTTCTTCAGATGAAGGAAGCGCTAAATTACCAACGAATGGCTGTTCGTTTGTAACCTCCAGTGAAGTTGTTACGCTTGCCCTCGTTGAAGCTTGTAATTCCGCTTGTCGTGAAAACTTAAAAAGAGGGGTTTTTATTGTCGTGACGGTATTAATCGCCGCGTTNATATCTCTGCCGGTATTAATTCGATATGATACTCTTAGATTCGTATTGGCTGGGGCAATTCCAAATTTATCTGTACTTATTAATTTTGTTGGATCAAAATCTAAATCAGTAATATAATTTTTGCCATTTAAGTCGAGCACCAATTCTGTAGGATCTAAAACAGAGTTTGTTAATAACTCAGAGTCAGACCCATATCCAAATTGTAAAAAGGACTCGTTACCTAAATTTTCTAATACAAACCTTCTTGGAACAGGCACAGCTTTAAGTATATTTGGCACCGTTGAACTATTAGAATCTGAATTTCTAAGAGCTTTATAAATTACGTTTTGCGATAAATTATCAACTTGAACATATTCGTGACCTTCTGAATCCACAATACTCAACACGGCCGCAACATTGGCATTAGAAAGGGACAATTTCAAAAATCTCTGAAAATCTCCCACCTCAAACTCTTCTACAACAGCTCTACCAGATACTGCTCTGCCCAGCGCGCGTATAACAAATGACTGAGCCTCTCCAGTGCTTGAATCGGCCTCTGCAACAACAACCTGATTAGTTCCTACAGAAAAATCTACACTATCAAGTAAAGTGTAGGATCCGCCGCCTGCAGAACTAAAGGTTGACCCGGCCCTAAGTGTGGGAGCAAAATCTAAGTCTGGGCCCCCGCCAACCGAAGCCGCCGGTATTTTAATATAAAAAGTCAAAATTCCGAACGAGGAAGGACTTGCCGGCAGGCGAAATCCAAATTGACGTGAATGCCTCGCAACGTTACTATATTGAATTGCAGAATCTAAAAAACTTTCATTTGCTTGGTAGTCTAAATAAAATGATAAAATATCGCCTACGTAAGCTACCGTATCGAGCATTAATGACCCAAAAGATGCCTCACTAAAATCTTGATAAGTATCCGGATAATATCTTTTAGCGTACGTCTCTAAGTCGCGCCTAATAGAATCAAAATCTCGACTTGTATAATTTATGGCTTGTTGTTTCTTTGGCATTAAAGTGGTCCCAATAATAATTAGTTATCAAATTCAATTTGAAGCAAAGTGCTTGTTTGAAGTGGCACAATTGTAAAATGTATTGACACTGATATGGTGTGTGGAAAAAAGTCCGGTTCATTTTCTGGCACACTAAAATCGATTTTATTAAGCTGAATGAAGCTCATATAGCGCTTTGTCTGTGAGTGTATTCTATCATTTATTTCTGCATATGTCGTCGATCCATTTAGTTCAAATAAATATCTCCTAAGCCCAACTCCAAAATCAGGATTCATCATCTTTTCCCCGGGATTTGTTAGTAAGAGCATTTTAAAATTTTGTCTAGCTAGCTCAACATAATTTTTTATAAGCCCGTATGGCCCATTAACGTTATCTTCTCTAAGTGGTAATCTAACTGCTATTCCTGATGCCATAATTCTATTTCCTTTTTATAATTAGCACTCGCCAGACTCTGGTGGCACATAATTAGGATTCAAGGGACTAAGGGTGGTGGCCACTGGATCAGGGCAGGCGCTGGATCCAGGTGGATTAAGACCATCATCAGCCGGCGGCGCGGTGGGATCCGAGGCCTCATCTCTCAAATCATTAAGGTCATCCTCCAGTTCTTTCATAAGTAGTGATAATAGCAAATATATTATACCAAATATAAACGGAGGCAACATAAATATTCCCGGCAATGTGCCAAGAAAGTCAACACCCTTTATATTAATTTTCGGATAAAGAATTCCAGCTTTCAGGGCTTTATTCCAGCCAGGAGGCTTTGGAGACACATCATCAAGACCTTCGTTTATTCCCATTGTAACCATACATAAGAGGAAGGAAAGAATACCCTCGCCGGTGATGGCTGGCGCAATTGCCGGGAGCGTCGCGTCGGCTTCAATCGGCTCTCC